GAAAAAACAGAATATATAAATGTAAATTACGACACTCATATAGTACAGCTTACTGAGAGTCCCGTAAATAGTATTACTTCTGTAGAAGAGCGCGCTTCATATAATGAAAGCTATACTACTCTTACTACAGGTAATTATGATTATTATCTAGACAGTGCTACAGATTCTTTATATAGAACAAATGGCAGTGGGTACTATAGAAACTGGCACCGTGGTCCAGGATCTGTAAAAGTGGTATATACCGCAGGATACTCAGCAGTGCCTGCGGATTTAAAACTTGCAGTATACGACTTAATTACATACTACTTAAAAGACGAACATAAACAAAGACAAACTCTTGCAGGTGCTACTATACAAAATCAAGGTAGCACAAGCATGAGAAATAATCCAGCATTTCCAGATCACATTAAACGTGTGTTGGATTTATATAAAACTTATTAATGTCAAAACAGCTTACAAAAAAACTATTAAAAGAAGTTTTTAGAGTAGCTGATGGAAAAAGCACTAGAAAGCAGCTTACAAGAAATAAGCATATTGTTACAATTACATTGGACAATATTAAAGAAGCCTATAAAGATTCGTATAATAAAGTTTTAGAAAAGAGTCCAGATTTACCTGACCCAAAAGGTTGGAAGATTTTTGGTTTCGCAGCTAAAGCAGCAATAAAAGACTTAGAAAATCATTTAAGAAACCCTAAGACTAAGTCTTATTTTGCACCAGGAAGCATAAAAGGAAATGTAGTAGTTTATACAAGCGATAAAAACTCTCAAGTACCTTTAGATATTATTAAAAAGACCGGAGTTCGTTATGTTAATAGAAAGTTAAAACGATTTAATAAAAGTTTAACAGATGCACAAGATCTTGTCCAACAAAATCCTGGAATGGAGTTTAGTACCGCAGCACAAGCTAGTCAAGTAGGACAGTTCAAAACAGGTATAGAAATACACCATAAAGGAACCACAATTGGGTCTGCGCAGTTAACTAAAGCTTTTGCTTTTTTAGGAACTACAAAATATTTTTCAAATTTTATGGTTTCTGAAGAAATAACATCTTTAAGAGATATGTTTGGAGACTTTGATTTAATGTTTCAAACGGATTCAGACTTAAATGTATCAATTAAAGAAGACTACTTAATTTCAGTGGACATTGCTAGCTATCGAAAAAACTTTGGAGGAAGTGAGCCAAATGATTGGAAACTTATTAAACCAAAGTTAGAAGAAGCTATATCTTCGTGGGCGTCTAAGCAAGACTGGTGGGGAAGAAAGGGTAGCAAATCTCTAAAAGAGGACTCATTAGAGCTAACGGCTCATACAGTAGTAAGTAATTTAACAAAAGCTGGGAATGTTACAGCTACAAAAAAGACAAAAAAACCAAAGAGATCTCCTGCACCAGTTAAAACAATAGTTGCAGGAACTTCAAAGAAAAGAGTAAAAAAATCAAAAGCAAGTCCTGCAAGAGTTAGGAAAGCTAAGAGATCTCAGTTTAATTTATCAACTTTTTTAGGAATATTAAATCAGCAACTTCCTAGTGTAGTTGCAAAAAATATGGGAGATCCTGCATTAAACTATCGAACAGGTAGATTTGCTTCAGGAGTAAGAGCAACAGATATTAGTAGAACTCCTCAAGGATTTCCTAGTATTGGATATACATACCAACTATATCCATACCAAACATTTGAGCCTGGGTATGCTCAAGGAGATCCGGAAAGAGATCCTCGAAAATTAATTGATCGCTCTATAAGAGAGATTATGGCACAGTACGCAATAGGAAGATTTTATACAAGGAGACAATAATGGCTGTAAGAGATTATACCACACGAAGACAGTCTATTATTGGTGCTCTTGTAACAAAGTTAAAAGAAATAGATGGTACTGGAGCTTATTTAACTAATCTATTTGAAAATGTTCATCCTCGACTAAAATTCTGGGATGAAGTAGAGGAATTTCCTGCTGTTCATATGAATGCAGGTTCTGAAAGTAGAGACTATCAAGGCGGAGGATACAAAGATAGATTTTTATCCGTTACGATAAGATGTTATGTAAATGAAGAAGATGCAGTAGAAGCTTTAGACAAGTTACTAGAAGATGTAGAAACAGCTTTAGAAAGTAATTCTACACTAACTTATTATGATAGAACCGGTACAAAGCAGTCTACTCACCAGATCACAATTGTCAGCATAGATACTGACGAAGGTGTACTTGAACCCTACGGGGTCGGAGAGATCCTCATAGAGGTTCGATATTAGAAAATGCTGGCAGGAACAAATGTTCACGTCCAAGCCTTTTCAAGAAACTAGGAGATAATAATGGCTGAAAGATTATATTTTTCACGCGACACGAAAGTCTTTATTGAATTCGATAGTGTCATCTGGGAAATGCCTGTACTCGATGGTTTTAGTTTCTCTCAAGCAACTAATGCCACCGAAATTACTCTTGCAGAAATGGAAAGCACAGCCGGTGTTAGCCGAAGAGGTCGTCGTGCGTTTAATGACTCTCTTGCACCAGCAGAGTGGAGTTTTTCAACTTATGTGCGTCCCTATATTTCAGCAGGCTCAGGAAGCGGAGCAGCAGATGATCAAACCCATCATCACGCAGTAGAAGAAGTATTGTGGGCACTTATGGCAGGTGCAGACAATTATGACGGTACAACTGACTATGACTTTGATAAAGGTGGTACTGCTGTAACTACTCATGACGGTACAGATTTAGATATTAATTTTGACTCTTCAAATGCAAGTACTTTGTCAACTTTTACTCTTTACTTTGTACTAGGCGATACAAATAGAAAAGTTTACAAGATGGCTTCTTGTGTTGTAAATGAAGCATCTATTGATTTTGATATTGATGGTCTTGCTACAATTAACTGGGCTGGTTTTAGCTCAGAAATTACAGATATGAGCGGCTCTACTATTGAAGATACTGTACAGCCTACAGATGGTGATACTACAAATGATGGTACTGCTATTGCTGTAGGAGATGTGTGGTTAGATTCAAATGATAGCTATCGTCTATATAAACTTACTAATGTAGGAGCAGGTACAGAAGCATCTACCTCAGCAGTATATGAAGATACAGGCGCAACAGACAATTTTATTCGAAATCGTCTTACGGTACTTTCAGTAGTTCCAACTAGTCAAGACCCGGACTCAGATGGTACTGATGAGCTTGAAGCTTCTTATAATTTGACTCTGACTGGTGGAACAATTAATATTACTAACAATATTACTTATATTACTCCAGAAGAGCTTGGTAAAGTAAATATTCCTTTTGGTCATGTAACTGGTACTCGTACTGTAAATGGTAATTTTACCTGCTACTTGAACCGTACAGATTGGGGTGATGCAAGCTCTGATGAGTCAGCAAACTTCTGGGAAGATATGAAGTCTATCGACAATGTTGTAACTAACTCTTTCGCACTTACCTTTAAGATAGGCGGAGCAAGTTCAACTCCTCGATTAGAAATGGCAATGGCTACAGCTCACTTGCAGATTCCAGAGCATAGCATTGAAGATGTAATCTCCCTGGATACTACTTTTGAAGCACTACCTTCAACAATTAGTGAAACTGACGAAGTTACAGTCAAGTATGTGGGAGCAACATAAAAAATAATTCTTGACATTTATGGTGTTTTGAATTATACTATAAAGAACGTGGGGAGGTCTCGGCCTCCCTACTTTTTTAACTGAAGAAGGATTTTTTGAATGACAGAGGCAGCAGTAAAAAAGGAACCCGTATCACTCGCGAGTCTTATGACTCCAAGCAAAACAGTAACAATAGACTTTCCAGGGTATGATGGGCTAACTGTTGATTTGTGTTATCTTGGAAGAGATGAACTGGTAAAACTTCGGAAGAAGTGCGTAACAACAAAATTTAATAAAAAAACTCGTCAACCTGAAGAAGAGTTAGACGAAGATAAGTTTTTAAAAGAATACGTTAAAGCAGTTATCAAAACGTGGTCAGGGTTTAAATATTCATACTTAGAAGAGTTTCTTTTGGTGGATGTTTCTTCTCAAGATGCTAATGATCAACTGCCTTTTACTCAAGAAAATGCAGAGTTATTGATGAAAAACTCTAATGTATTTGATACTTGGGTAACAGAAACAGTAGGTGACTTAGAAAATTTTACTGGGAGCAAGTAGAAAGAGTTCAAGACCTACTTGCTCGCTATGTGAGAGAACAGAACTCAAACTTTAATATAGATAAATATTTATCTATATGTGAGCAATTAGGCGAAGAGCCTGACCCCCAAAAGATGCCGCTTACCGAGTCAGCTTTTCCTGACGAGGTACAAGTGGCATTTTTTATGTTTAACCTTCTCTCAGATGTTTGGGAAGGAATGTCAGGATCTTACATGGGAAAGGATTGGTCAGGTTGTGATTTATTGTTTTCCATATATGAAGTAGAAGATAAACGAAATACTTTGTATTTTATGAAAGCATACGAAAGAATACTAATGAATTATAGATTTGAAGAGGCAGAGAGAAAGCGTAAAGCAGAAGAGCGTAAAGCGAAAAGCGGTGGAAAAAATTTCACCCATAATGTTAAAGGCTAATGGCTGAAAATACTATAAAGATTAAAGTAAAGATAGATGATGATGGTAATCTATCTATTCTAGGTAAGAAAGCAAAAGCAGCTGGAGAAGGGCTAGACAGAACTGCTAAAAATGCTCAGACTGCGGATCGTAATTTAAAAGGCGTTGCCCAAACTTCTTCAAATAGTACAAAAAACTTTTCAAAAATGGCTCAAGGGATTACAGGAGGTCTTGTACCTGCGTATGCAACCCTTGCAGCAAATGTATTTGCAATTACTGCAGCCTTTCAATTTCTCAAATCTATAGGAGATTTACGTTCCTTAGAGCAATCACAGCTTGCTTACAGTAGAAATACTGGACAGTCTTTGGCCTTACTAACTACTCGAGTCCAAGATGCGACAGGGGGCCTACTAAAGTATAGAGAAGCAGCAGAAGCTGTTTCTATAGGCAGGGCTGCAGGATTAACTTCTTCTCAAATACAGGGTCTGGCAGGAGTTGCAAAAAGTGCTTCTCAAGCTCTTGGTAGAGATCTAACGGATTCATTTAATCGTTTAACTCGTGGTGCAATTAAAGCAGAACCAGAACTTTTAGATGAATTAGGCATTGTTATTCGTTTAGAAAGAGCTACGAATGAGTATGCTGCTGCTATTGGAAAAACTGCTAAAGATTTAACAACTTGGGAAAAAAGTCAAGCAGTTGTAAATGCTGTAATTGCTCAAGGTGAAGAAAAGTTTAAAGACTTAAATGTAGAAGTAAATGGCTTTGTGAAACTTGGAAAAGCCTTTGATGATCTATTAAACCAGTTAAAACGTACTTTAGAACCGTTTGCAGCCTTTTTAGCTTCTGCCCTTGTTTCAAATGTAGAAGCGCTGGCAGGAGCTTTCTTACTATTAGGTGCAAACATAGCAAAGGGCCTGGCTCCCGCCCCTAGGCAGTTTGCAGAGTTTGAGACTGCAAATAAACAATTAATAAAAAATTTACAGAGTACTATTGACCCTTCTACTGCTACAAAAACTGGACAAGCGGTTTTATCCGGAGAAGTAGGGCCTACACAAATCTCTCGTTTAAAGACCAGTCTTCAAGCAAAAAACAGTGCAATATTTAAAGCAGACAAAGAATTGCAAGCGCAAGCGAAGAGAACTATCCTTGCATTAGAAGCGCAACAGCAAGCCTACATAGCACAAACTACTACTGGAATAAAGAGTGCCTACGCTAGTTGGAGAGCTGAATTATTACTCCTTCAATCAGAACATGGAAGAGTAATGGGAACTATCACCGCCGTGGCAGGATCTGCAGGAAGATTTATTTCGTCAGCATTAAGTTTTTTAGGCTGGATTGGATTAGCAGTTACTTTATTTGGAGTAATTAAACAAATTGCAGAATTCTTTAAAAGCGATGAAATAAAAGCTTTAGAAGAAAGGGCCAATGCCGCAAGAAGTGCTTTTGAAGCCCAAAACGAAGAACTAGAAAAGTTAGTAGGCAATTTATCAGAAGCCTCTGGATTACTTGACTCTATTTCTCAAGCAGCAAACATAATTACTAGTTTTAAATTTGATAATTTTTCAAAAATATTACAGGACTTAGAAGATGCAGAAGTAAGGACTCCACGAACAGGAATGTATTCGCCTGGCTTAGCAGCTCCTCAGGTCCAAGTATTAGATGAAACATTAGGAGCTTTTGAAAAGTTTGTAGATTCTGCAAAACTATATGAAGAAACAGTACAAAGCACAGGAATTTTTTCAGAGGACTTAACTTCTGCAACTAGCAGATTAAATAAAGCTTTCGAAGACTTTAATGTAAAACAGTCCGTTGAAAATAGACTCGAACTGGTAGAAGCTACTAAAGCTTTTTTAATAGAACAGGAAAGAACTACTAACTTAGTTACTACAAGTGAAAGTGCATTTAATAGACTATCTGGAGCTGCGGAAAACTATCAAAGGATAGTTACAGATTTAGGAACTAAAAAGACTCCTTTGGCTTCTTTACAAGACTCTTTGGCAGATGCCGAAGCAGTTCTTACAGAGTTTTCAAAGTCTGTAGAAAACGGAGTTTATATAACTGGCGAGAATATAGAAAGTGTTTTTGGAGATAAAATCGGATATATTTCTACATTATTAGGAGAGTCTTTCTTAGAACAAGTAGAAGGATTGTCTGCTCAAGAAGCCTTATTAAAGAGTATAGCAGCTCTGCAAGAAAAAAGAACAAAATTTGCAAAATTTGAAATGAAGGAAGCTACAAATAGAGCAGCTTTGGACTTAATTAATTTTCAAACTACTCAAGGATTAACTTCTCTACAAAAAGAAAGAGTAGATCGAGAAAATAAGTTACGAGAATATGCTGTAGAAATGCAAAGTATTCGAGAACAGCAAGAACTTTTTGAACGAAATTTAATAGAGTTATCAGATGAAGAAGTAGCAAATCAAAGGCTGAGGTTAGCACTTTTACAGGCTCAAACTGATGAACTTAATAATCAAGCAGAATATGGTGAACAATTACGTAGAACCTTCAATGAATCTTTTACACAAGGCTTTCAAACAGGAATAAAAGATTTAATCACTGGAAAAGAGGGTAGCCTAAAAAATGCTATTGCTAGTCTAGCTAAAAACGTATTAGGCAATGTAGCAAACACTCTTAGCAAGCAATTTACAGATATGTTATTCGGTAAAAAAGATCCAGCTACTCGTTTTGCAGAAGCAGGCGAATATGTTGCTGGATTAATATCAAATGCAGTTCAAGGAGTTGCTCCTGTTGCAGGAGGTTTTTCCTCTGGAGTAAGTGGCGGCATAGGAGGTTTAGCAAATTTAATTCTTGGCAAAAAAACTTTAGTGAGCACTGGAGGCACTAGCCAAGGCGGAGTATCCCAGTTATTAGGCATGCAATCTATTAGATCCGGAGGTTTAATGGGGCTTTTAGGAAATCTAGCAGGATTTTTTGGTTTTGCAAATGGCGGAATCATGAAAGGAGGATTTCGTGGATATGCAAATGGCGGAATTATTAAAAAGCCCACTGTAGGATTAGTAGGCGAAGGTAGATATAATGAAGCTGTAGTTCCTCTTCCTGATGGAAAGTCTATTCCTGTTCAAATGGGAGGAGCAGGACAAAATAATAATGTTACTGTAAATGTAGCAATTGATAATCAAGGTAATGCTTCTTCAGATGTAACGCAAAATGGTCAAGGAGCGGATATTGGAAGAGCAGTCGCACGAGCAGTACAATTAGAGCTTCAAAATCAAAAACGATCTGGCGGAATACTTAACCCATATGGAGCAGCATAATGGCACTTGGATTTACAACAACTTCTACTTATGGAAGTAGGGACATTTTACCTGATAGAGGCCTTCAAAAACAGTCCACGCCTCGAGTATTGGTTGCACGTTTTGGCGACGGTTATGAGCAGCGCATCGCAAATGGAATCAATTCCATAGATGAAACTTTTAATGTTACTTTTAAGAACCGAACTAAGGAAGAGATAGACGATATTACAGGGTATCTTGGCTCTTTAAATGGGGTAACTGCTTTTAACTATACTATTCCTGACAGTAATAATGGCGGGGAAACTACAATTAAAGTAGTTTGTGATACTTTTGCACAAAACTATTCTTACGACGATTTTTATTCTGCATCAGCAACTTTTAGAAGAGTATACGAAGCATGAGCGAACTAATCAGTTCAGTACAACTTCAAGACCCAGGAAGTGAATTAGTAGAGCTATACGAACTTGTGGTCGGCAGCTCTACTTTATATTTTCATTCTGGACTAGAAGAAGACTTAACAACTGTTCAATTTCGAGACAGAACAAGTCCGTATACGGTTAGAACTTACACGGCTTTTCCTATTGAAATGGATGGAGTAGAGATGAATGCAGATGGGGCGATAAATCGTCCAAGTTTGACAGTTGCAAATGTAACAAATGTATTTTCTTCCGCAATCGGAAATGTAAGACCAGAAGATTTAGTTGGAGAACGACTAACAAAAAGAACTACTCTTAAAAAGTATTTGTATGGAGAAACCGGAGATGCTTCTCCTCCCGTAGAGTTTCCTATAAAGAAATTTATAATAGATAGAATTTCAGCAGAAACAAATACTAGAATTACTTATGAACTTGCTGCTCCTTTTGATCTTTCTGGTATTCAAATCCCAAATCGTCAAGTAATTGGAAAGTATTGTTCTTGGCAATACCAAGGATACTCGCTTAGTGAAAAAGGTGGATGTATTTGGAATAAAAATAGTTTAGTGTCTTATGCAGATGGAAGCGGAGGAGTAAATACTCATAAAGCCTACTTTACAGAAAACAACAAACCCATAGTTCCTTCAGGAAGTGCAAATATGGGTTCTTGGGGGTCTGCTGGAACAGACTACTTTGAGTACTCAACATATAATGCCTCCACAGCGTACTCTGTAGGAAATTATGTAGAGTATAATGATGGAACACAAACAACTGTATGGAAATGTATTATTGCAGGGACAGGAAACACGCCTTCTACAAGTTCTAACTACTGGGAAAAAGGCGACGTATGTGGCAAGACATTAGACTCTTGTAAATGTAGGTTTCAATATGTTCCCTACAGTGCTGCCAGTGCAAACCAAGTTCCAACTACAAATAAAGACACAGCAAAACCCTTACCTTTTGGAGCCTTCATAGGCAGCAAGAAGTTTAGATGATAGAAGAAATTAGAGAGCACTTTAGCAATGAATACCCAAAAGAGGCCTGTGGCGTAATTGGAATAGTAAAAGGAAAGAAACAATATTTTCCCTGTAAGAATTTAGCAGCAGAAGACGAAGATTTTATTCTTGATCCAAATGATTATATTTCTATAAAAAGAAAGGCTGATATATTCGCTATAGTTCACGACCATGTTGAGTATACAAACGAAGCTAGTGAGAACGATAAGAAATATTGTAATTCTTTAGGAGTGCCATATTACATATTTAGCTATCCCAGTATGGAGTTAAATATACTTGAACCAGAAGTAAAAGTAAATGCTTTAATTGGAAGAGAGTATGAGTTTGGTAAGTTTGACTGTTTAGAAGCGTGTCGTGATTATTATAGTGAAGAATTAGACATACAGTTGCCAAAAAGACTACTTCCATACGTTGATGATTGGTGGAAACTTGGACACGACTATTTTACAGATGAGCATATAAAAGAATGGGGGTTTACAAAAGTATACAATTTACTCCCTAATGATTTACTCATATTTACAATGGGGTCTTTAGTAGGAAATCATTGTGGAATTTATTTAGGAAACGATATATTTTTTCACCATGCAGTCAATAGACTTTCATGCAGAGAAAACTTGTACCCTCTTTGGAAAAGGTACTTAACTGGAATATATAGATATGAAACGTAATATTTATCTCGAAGGAGAAATTGGACTAAAATTTGGAAGAAAGCACTCTTTTCATGGAGAGAGTGTTCGAGATGCTTTACGTCTTATTCAAGCAAATAATCCAGAATTAAGAAAGTATCTTATAGCTTGTGCAGAAGCAGATATAGGTTTTCATATTGAAGTAGGCAGTAATGAAGTTGAAACTCCTTTAGAATGTTTACTTCCTTTACGAGAAGGTGATGTAGTAATTACTCCAGTTGCTGCTGGGTCTAAGTCTGGAGAAGCAAAGATTCTCACCGCAGTAGCAATTGCAGCCTTGTTATTTATACCTGGCGGAGCAAACTTAATTTTAGGTTATGGAAGCATGGTTGCTCCAACCAGCTTAGCTTCGGGCCTTTCAGCTGCAGGGGGCGCATATGCTACAGCAGGTATGCTAGCAGCTACTCTCGCCGTAAATCTTGCACTCACAGGTATTCAGCAACTCATGGCTCCTGATCCTTCTGTAGATGAAGAAGATGAAGGCTATCTATTTAACGGGTCTCAACGAAACATTGTAGAAGGTATGCCCATACCTCTTCTTTATGGAGAGCTACGCGTTCCAGGACATCCAGTTTCTTTTGAAGTAGTGGGAGAAAATACAAGAGTAAGTTCTTCTATAGAAGAAATGGATGAAGCAGGTAATGTATTTGATGGAGGACTTTATCAAGATCCTGTTGGAATTGCTCAAACAACCAGCGCCGCCACTCAAACAGATGGAACACTAGATTCAACAGGAACGGGAGAAGGAGCTTCTTCTATTGCCAACACTCCTATAAATTATGGAGAAGTTGAACATCTTCCTTCTAACTTACAAGAAGCTGTATTTACTGATATTATTTCTGAAGGCCCTATTTATGGATTAGTAGATGGAGGAGAATCTGTATTCTTAAATGACGATCCAAGTCAGCTAACAAAACAAGCATTTATACAGGCATCAAAGACTCCTGTTACTTTTTCATTTACAAATGGAAGCACTTCAGTAACGATAAATAAGAATAATTACACAAAATCAATTCAAGCAGATACAGATAACGGAAGTAAATATATTGTAATAAGAGCTTTAGATACTAAAAGTGCTACAGTTGCTCTTTCAAGTTTATCAAATACCAAATCTGTAACTATTACCGCAAGCAGTGCCTTTTTTGCTTCTAACTATGTATACAATCCAAATAATCCGAGTATTGTTCCTGTAATTCGTCTACTTGATTCGAACTCTACAACTGTTTTTCAAGGATATGTACAAACTTTTACCTCTAGCACTGTGGCTGTCTGTACTCCTTTTTCTGGGTCAGACTTAAATCCTGCATTGACAAGTGGAAGCTATACGGTTGTTTTAGACGGTAAACTCCAAGTCGCTTCTGTAGCTGCAAACGAAACATCTTTAACACTTTCATCTAACTTTGCTGGAAATACTGGAACCTATAAATGTGATTTTGTAAGTACAGATTATGGTAAAACTTCTTTAGAAGATTCACTATCTCAAGGTTCTAAGTATGATAGTTTTGCCGTACAATTTCGTACAGGACAACTTACTCAACCTTCATTTACTGAGGTTGGTAATACTGGGCCTGGCGTAACAGCAATAACAAATACTCCTTCGAATACAAGTATAGATCTTACTTGTACAACTTATAATGACACTGCCTGTTCATTAGAAGATAGCTCAAATGCCACAAGAGAGTATACAACAGGAGCTGCAGGATTTAATTTGACTCAGGCGCAGATAGAGCAGGCAGATCAAATACGAATTACCTTTTCTTACCCACAACTTTGGAATAGAAATGAAAAAGGTGAACAGGGTGAAGCCACTGCAAGATATACAGCTGAAATAGCTGTAGAACAAAATGGATCTTTTGGAAGTTATCAAGAAATAACAGATACTTGGGAACATCAAGGAAGATCTAATGCTCCTCTTATTTTTAACCATGTTATAGATTTAAAGAAATATCAGCCTTTTACAGATTTTAAACTTAAGATTACTCGAACAACTTACAGTAATCTTGCTTATAATGCACAAACAAATACTTGGAATCAAAACTATACAACTCAATCTGTGGGCAGTATTACTTCGTTAAGCACAATTATAAAAGAAAATCTTACTTATCCTTTGACAGCGATGGCAAAGATACGACTAAACTCTAGAGATTTTCAACAGCTTCCTACTCGTACTTATCACTGTAAGGGATTAAAAGTAAAAGTACCTTCCAACTATGTTACAAGAGAAGAAAGTACAGAAACAGATAATGCACCTTCTTACAAAAGAAATGTAAGCAATGGTTCTATAGAAAGCACATATCAAGACTGGGATGGAAACTTTCGTGCAGATAAAGTTTATACGAATAATCCTGCTTGGATTTTTTACGATATTCTTACTAATAATCGTTACGGGTTAGGAGAATGGTTAGCAGAAACTGATATAGATAAATATGCACTTTATAGAATTGCTAGATATTGTGACGAAATGGTAGATGATGGAAATGGAGGTACAGAACCTCGATTTACTACCAATGTATATCTTACAAAAGCAACCGATGCGTACAAAGTTGTAAAAGATTTAGCCTCTATCTTTAGAAGCATGATCTATTGGCTTGATGGAGAGATCTACACTGTTATAGATCAGCCAGGAGATCCTGTATATAACTTTTCAAAAGCCAATGTCATAGACGGGGCTTTCTCCTATGAAACTACAGGTAGCAAGACTCGTGCAAATCAAATAGTTGTAACTTGGAATAATCCAAAAGCAAACTATAAA